AGTCTCTGTAGTTCAATGGATAGAACAAGTTCCTCCTAAGAATTAGATATCAGTTCAATTCTGGTCAGAGACACCAAACATGCGGGTGTGGCGTAATTGGTAGCCGCACCAGATTTAGGTTCTGGCGCCGAAAGGCGTGGGGGTTCGAGTCCCTTCACCCGCACCATGAACTCGCTTTTGCTGACAGCGTATAATAGGACAAGTAGTCAGCACACTTAGGTCATTAGCTCAAAGGTAGAGCGCTTGGTCGACATCCAAGATACAGCGGATCGATACCGTTATGACCTACCAAACAATGCCCCGGTGGTGAAATTGGTAAACACAGCGGTCTAAGAAGCCGTAAGCTGCGAGTTCGAGTCTCGCCCAGGGCACCAAGTTTTGCAAACAAATCAAACGTGCGGGGGTAATACCCCTTGGAGCACTGTGCAGTGATGCGCATCTTCTACGGATCAGTTGCTGGGATGAGAGGTCTCAATTGTTTCCGGTGTAAAGGATTATCTATTGCGGGATCACTAGTGTACCCCTGTGTCGATAGCCCACAACCACACGCCCCGGCGAAACCGGATTGTTTGCGTTTTTATTGTTGAGAAGAAATGTATAAAATAAATCAAGAAGAATTTGCCAATCTAGAGTTGGCAATGGCCCATGCTAAATTCTTGGATAAGTTTGTGACTATCGTAGGTCCAGACTTTGAAGTGTGTGGGCGTTTTGGAGTAGACAGTGTAAAAGATGGCGTATGTCCAGACGGTGTTAAATACGACTGGAACAAAGCCAGTCGCATAGGTGCCGCCAAAAGAGTTCGCGCTTGACAAGGTCAAGTATCCGGGCTGTTCCTAATAAATATTGTATTAAAAGGATTTAATCATGGATGACCGCATCTTTACCACCGCCACAATAACCATTTGTAACGAGCTTGTTGACAACTATGCTCCGTTTCTCTCTGAGCTGCGTATTGAAAAACAACATATGTTAGTCAATTCAACAGTACACTCCACCGATCATCCAATTTATGTACGTCATTGGACCAATGCCGAGGATGCACAAGCCTGGGCAGATACTCTACTTGAATTTGCAGCAGAATACACTTTTGATATCAAAAGCTCAATAGCACCTATCTGATATTACTCAACTGAATTATGCAGCCCTGTAACCGGGCTGCTTTTGTTTGCGCTCTGGTGATGGAATTGGTATACGTGCTGGATTCAAAATCCAGATTTTGTGGGTTCGAGTCCCACCCGGAGCACCACGTTTTTGAAAGAAGTAATATGAAGAAAATCAACCTAGAAGAAGTCAAGGCATTTATTGAAGCGCAAGGCCCGGATACCAAGATCTATCTGGGCTGTGATTCAGAACGACTCAAAGTCGACGGCCGCTGGCATGCTGACTATGTGTTGGCAATTGTGGTTCACATCAATGGCAACAACGGTTGCAAACTGTTTGGCGAAGTCCAACGTGAATTGGTCTGGGATGCCAAGCCCGGCAAGCCAGCTCTGCGCCTGATGACCGAAGTGTACAAGGTTTCGGAACTGTATCTCAAGCTGGCCGAAGTGCTAGAAGGTCGTCATGTCGAAGTTCACCTGGACATCAACCCCAACGAAATGCACGGTTCAAGCTGTGTTATTGGTCAAGCTGTGGGCTACATCAAAGGCGTGTGCAACGTGATTCCTTTTGTGAAGCCTGACGCATTTGCTGCCAGCTATGCAGCTGACAGATTCAAGAGCCTAAAGGTTGCTTGAATCTGTCCAAACGCACTAGACTTTTAACTAAGTCTAGTGTATAATAAGTTTTTGCCAGCGTAGAGATACACTGGCCGGTAAGGTAAGAGTAGATTAGAGCAGACCCGTTTAGCTTCATGCTAAACTCAGCCTACAAAGCTGAAATTAACAATGGCAATCGTCTGAACAACGATCGTGCTTGTGTGTTCCGGTCCACTAAAATACTGCATTTTGATAACTGGATTTATACAGGCCCCTGTGCTTTGAATTTTGTTTTTTGCTTGTGATACACTGCCAAGACAGTGTATCGTTGCACTTTGCACAGTCTGTTACTTGACTTTTATCTTACCACCCTATTACATAAACTGAAAGGCAACAAAAATGAACATTACCCTACGCAAAGCAAACGCACTGCAACTGGCCATTGGCGAGGCAGTCAAAAACATCAGCGTTGAAACTGACGTCAAGGTCAACGAATTTCAAAACGGCGAAGTTGAAATTGCCCGTGTGTCAGCTGAACTTCAGGGCAATATCGCTCGTCGCAACCAGTTGCTGAATGCCATGTACGAGATCCGTCAAGCGGTTAGCACTGCCAATGCTGGTGGCGGGGTCGACGTCAAGTTGGCCGGAGTAGCACGTCTTGAAAAAGACATCCAGTTCTACAATGGACTGGCCAGCAAAAAGGTTCGCGAAGCTGCGAACGTGGTCGAAGGCCAACTGGCCAAGTTGCGTGAAAGCAAAGACGATTCACGCCGTAGCATTTACGGTTACGCCACCACTGTTGACACCAGTGTGTTAACTGCGGAAGACATCCGGGGCTTCCGCACAGCGGCTGCTACAGCCAAGAAGGCCAAGCAGAAACTGCAAGACGAACTGTTGGAGATCAATGTTCGCACAGAGATTGCAATTGCACAAGATGCAGTGCAGTTTTTGACTGCAGAAGGCTTGCTGTAAGTGAATCTCCCTGGCAACTTTTGCGTTGCTCCTTTCCTCCAACACACTACACATCCGTCTGGGTCGTACAGTCCATGTCCGTACCTAGGCGGAACCAGTTGGAAGGGACGCAAAGAAAGCATCCTTGAGCAGTGGTCCAGTGCAGAACTAGAACAATTGCGAGAAGATTTCCGCAACAACAAAAAGAGTTCTGTGTGCAATCGATGCTGGCACGAAGAACAAAACGGTATCAAGAGTTTGCGCAAACGCCTTTATGACGTTGAAACAGGCACTAGCGATTATGTGTTTGCCACTCCCGAAGCTATTGAGCAGCGACTAGCCGACTACAGCGCAGGTCCATTGGTGTTGACCATCAAGAACGGCAACCTTTGCAATGCAAAATGTCGTGTTTGCCATCCCGGCGATAGCAGTAGATGGATCGAAGATTCCGTCAAGTTGCATCAACTGACCGGCAAACAGTATTATCAGCTGGATCAATTGGAGCGCAACTGGAGTGATCAGCAGCTGGAGGAAATATTACAATTAAGTCAAAATCTTGTGCGCCTTGAGCTATTTGGCGGAGAGCCCACATTTAACAAGCAAGTAGCACGATTGCTAGAACGTTTGGTTGAACAAGGACTCAGTAAAAACATTGTGGTATACATCAATACAAATGGTGGTATCTTTGTTCCTGATCGGTTCCCGTTGTTGGGACAGTTTAAAGGTGTAGAATTAGGTATCAGCATAGATGGTGTTGGGCAACAGTTCAACTATATACGGCACGGCATTGATTACAATAACATGGTAAACAATGTCAAACACATGCAGGAATATTTTGATCAGAACAATATTTCGTATTTTATAGATGCTATTAGCACTGTGAATATTCTAAATGTGTTGTACTTGCCCGAAATAAAGTCTGCAGTTACTGAGTTCTTGCCACTAGAACCTTTTTGGAATTTGCTGGTCAATCCTGAACACTTGTTTGTCAAGAACATGCCAGACTCAATCAAGCAAGCAGTGATCAGTAAGTTGCAGCACGATCCCAGCTTTGAACAGATAATTAACGTGATCAATCAACCAGCTGATTTAACACGATGGGATGAGTTTATTGAAATAACTTCGGCACTTGATCAAATTCGAGGTGAAGATTTTGCAAAAACGTTTCCTGAGTTAGACGCATTGATCAAACAGCTCTCATAGTATAAAGGTATTACACTACATTGGTAATGTAGAAACACTGGATCGTTACCAGTTGGGAGCACCAAACAACACGGCCCCGGGCAACGGTGCAAGACCTCTTTTAATGTTTTGCACTGCCCCGGGGTTTTTCTTTTGCGGTCCTTGGTGAAATGGATATCATCTTTGTCTTCGAAACAAAGGGTAGAGGTTCGATTCCTCTAGGACCGGCCAGTAATAAATAGACGTATGAAACTTTTCGAAGCCACCATACGCACATCCGACGGTAAGGAATTCAAAGACCGTGTGGGTGCTCAAACAGCCCAAGAGGCTCGTCTCCTGCTACAAACCCGTTACGGTCCAAGAGCAGTTCCTTATCTTCCCAAACTCATACCTTCCTGAGCAATTGGTTTTTTCAATTGCCGCCATAAAAATATATTCAGGCAAAATCAATGATTTTGCTTGACTTCATTGCTATATACTATTACAATACAAACTAGTGGTAAACACTAATATATTTCATTCACATAGGAGAAAACATGAAAACAGTTGGCGATAAACTTGATGCATTCGTAGTCACCGGCGTTCGTCCCGGACAACCAGAAGATGCATTTTTTGACATCACGGAGAAAAGCTTTGAAGGCAAATGGAAAATTATCGTATACTATCCCAAGGACTTTACTTTTGTATGTCCTACAGAGATTGTTGCGTATGACAAGTTGGCTAGCGATTTTGCTGACCGCGACGCTGTTCTATTGACAGGTTCAACAGACAACGAGTTCTGCAAGGTGGCCTGGCAAAAGAGTCACAGTGATTTGATCAAGATCACTCACACACAATTTGCAGACACACAGCGTGGTGACCTGAGCTTGATCGAACAGTTGGGAGTGTTCTATGCCCCAGCTGGCGCAGCGCTTCGTGCAACATTCATTGTTGATCCAGAGAACACAATCCAACACGTTACTGTCAACAACTTGAACGTGGGCCGAAGCCCAGAAGAAACATTGCGTATTCTTGACGCACTGCAAACTGGCGAACTGTGCGCTTGCAACCGCACAGTTGGCGGTTCAACTCTAGGCTAAGGACCAGCATGCTAGAATGCCTAATTATAGGTGATAGTATTGCAGTAGGCACACACCAGTTCAGACCTGAGTGTGTGGCCTATGCCCGGGGTGGCATCACGTCATTGGGTTGGAACAAGCGATACAGCAACCAAGACTTGTCAGCAGAAACAGTGATCATCAGCTTGAGTACCAATGACTGGGAAAGGGCCGACACATACGCCATGCTCATGAACATTCGAACCAAGATCAAAGGCAAACGTGTGTTCTGGGTTGAACCCAACCGTGAAAGCAAGTTTGAAGCTGTACAACATGTTCGCCGTGTGGCTGAACAGTTTGGCGATCAAGTGATTGTGACTACACGTTGGCAACCAGACAAAATCCATCCCAGCTCAGCAGGATACCGAGCAATTGCTGAAACTTCCAAAGGTAAATGATGCAAGTAAGAGTAACAGAAAATTCAGAAGAATTTGGCGCCTGCGGCTGTGGGCGTAGTCCAAGTGGCAAATGCTGTGGCTGGCACGGCTTGACCGAGGACCAGTATCAAGATGCCTTGGTCAAATACGAACAACAACTTTTTGAACTCAAGGAAACGAAATGACCGCCTGGGTAGACCAACTCAAAGAAACCATCCCTGACTATGCCAAGGATACCAAGCTCAACATTGACTCAGTGATCAAGCGTAGCAGTCTCAAGCCCGAACTGGCAGAAGCACTGGCCCTGAGCGCAGCATTTGCTACTGGCAATACCAAGTTGTGGACCTGGATCCACAGCGTGATCGAAGACCGCAAAGAAGCAGACGCTGCTCTTACTGCTGCCAGTATTATGGCACAAAACAACATCTGGTATCCTTATGTTGAAATGGCTGATGATTCACAACTGACCGGATTGCCTGCTCAGTTGCGCATGAACGCTATTGCAAGCCACGGTGGTACCAGCAAGGCCAACTTTGAAGCATATAGCTTGGCAGCATCAATTGTGGGCAAGTGCCATTTTTGTGTGAAAGCTCACTACGAAACACTCAAACAAGAAGGCTACACAGTAGAACAGCTTCGTGATATTGGTCGCATTGCCGCAGTGATCAATTCGGTAAGCCGAGTGCTTGCAAGTTAATTACGGGTGTGTTATAATATACTAAGGTAGAAACAATACTGCCTTAGTATAAAGGACAAGTGTGAGCAACGAATTAGCAAAGTTTTTAGGTTCTCAACGTCGGCACAAGACTGATGTAAAAATTGCTCGGCAGGTGCAAATTGCCCAGCAACATGGTTTGACCAATCGAGACAAAGCAGTAAAAGAGCCACATCGTATGGCCAAACATCATGCCATGGATTGCGGCCGGCCAGGTTGCATGATGTGTGGCAATCCCCGAAAAACTTTCAAACAAGTAACTGCACAAGAAAAGCGACTGTTCCAAGACGCAGAAGCAGTACGTGATAGACATAGCAACGGTATTACACCAAAGGACCCAGAATGAAATTACCCAAAGACCCCACTATTGGTTTGACTAGCCAGCTTGCTGTAGAAGCAGTTGGCAATCGTTACGACTTGGTGCTGATTGCTGCCAGGAGAGTACGCGAACTGCATAGAGGTGATGCTGTCCGTGTTTCTGAAACACGACACGGTAACACGTTAACTGCACTCATGGAAATTGAGCAAGGCAAAGTGGGGCGTGACTATCTTTACAAAGAGGCGCACGTTGAGGCACGCCGTCAACGCAAGATAGCACGAAACTTCTAAATACAAATCAAGGAACATATGGATTACAAAGTAGCAGATATTGGATTGGCCTCTTGGGGCCGTAAAGAGATTGCAATTGCCGAAGGCGAAATGCCAGGGCTGATGGCGGTACGACGTGAGTACGCAGGGCGCAAGCCCTTGGCTGGGGCACGTATTGCAGGCAGTCTGCATATGACAATCCAAACTGCTGTGCTAGTAGAGACCTTGATTGAACTTGGTGCCAGTGTGCGTTGGTCAAGCTGCAATATCTTTTCAACACAGGATCAAGCTGCTGCTGCTATTGCTGCTGTAGGCATTCCTGTGTTTGCTTGGAAGGGCGAGACTGAAGCTGAATACTGGTGGTGTCTTGAACAGACGCTGGAAGGGCCCAATAACTGGCGTCCCAACATGTTACTGGACGATGGGCATGACTTAACTGGCTATGTTCACGACAAGCGAAGTGACCTGTTGCCGGACATTATTGGTGTAACAGAAGAAACCACAACCGGCATTCACAAGTTACTGGAACGTATTGCTGCTGGCACACTCAAACTGCCTGCTATAAACGTAAACGACTCAGTGACCAAGACCAAGTTTGACAACTTGTATGGTTGCCGTGAGAGCTTGGTGGATGCTATCAAACGTGCCACTGACGTCATGATTGCTGGCAAGGTTGCAGTTGTTGCCGGCTATGGTGATGTGGGCAAGGGATCCGCACAGGCCTTACGAGCACTTAGCGCACAAGTATGGGTTACTGAAGTTGATCCTATCTGTGCCTTGCAAGCTGCTATGGAGGGCTATCGTGTGGTCACAATGGAATACGCTGCCGACAAGGCAGACATATTTGTAACTGCAACAGGCAACGTTGATGTGATTACTCGTGCTCACATGAACCGCATGAAGAACAATGCTATTGTGTGCAACATTGGACACTTTGATACTGAAATTGATGTTGCTGGTATCAAGGACTGTGTGTGGGAAAATATTAAACCACAAGTGGATCATATTATCTTCCCCGGTGGTAAACGTATTATCTTGTTGGCAGAAGGTCGCTTGGTGAACTTGGGCTGCGGCACAGGGCATCCTAGCTTTGTTATGAGTAACAGTTTTACCAACCAAGTACTGGCGCAGATTGAAATGTTTACCAATTCTTCTGCTTACAAGATTGGCGAGCTGTATTTGCTGCCCAAGCATATTGACGAAAAAGTTGCACGACTGCACCTAGGTCAAATTGGCGCTGATCTTACTGAACTATCTGAAAAGCAAGCTGCATACATTAGTGTTACCGTCGATGGTCCGTACAAAACTGAAACCTACAGATATTGAGCTTGGTCAATAAATCCAGGGTGTGTTATAATACTCGATTAGGAGAACAATATGCCTTGGATTGAAAATGTAGCTGCTGCCGATGTGCCCATGCGTTTCCACCACGAAGCAGGCGAGAATTCCATGCTGATTCAGATCATGGATCCTTGCCCCACCTGGTGGCCCACACCGGCACATGAGTTCAAAGAAGTTCACAAGTTTGAATTCATGGACGTGGAGCTCAAGGACAACTGGCCAGACGAAGCCAAGATTACTCCTGCACAAGCAGAAGAAATTGTGCGCCTGCTCAAGCATGCTTTGGAAAATCGAATGAACGTGGTTGTGCATTGCATGGCCGGTTTGTGTCGTTCAGGTGCTGTAACAGAAGTTGGTGTGATGATGGGCTTTGAAGACACCAAGCGTTTTCGTAGCCCTAACTTGATGGTCAAGCACAGTCTGATGAAGGCCCTGGGCTGGACATACAATGCTAACGAAAAACCAGACTTGGAGAGCTGGAGAACAATGAAACCGGGATGGGACCAATAATGCCAACTGTTTACGTGTTAGTAGGAGTTCCGGGCTCGGGCAAGAGCACTTGGGTCCGCAATCAAATTTGGGCACTGGGGCTAACTGTGGTCAGTACTGATGCGTTCGTGGAACAAGAAGCCCAGCGACAAGGCAAGACCTACTCCGATGTGTTTGACGACTACATGCCCACTGCTGTCGAGCTCATGGCCGACCAAGTAGTTCAAGCACGTGAAGCTGGCCTGGACATTATCTGGGATCAGACCAGCACCACTCGAGGTTCGCGGCGCAAGAAGTTTGCTATGCTGCCCAACTACCATTCAGTAGCAGTGGTGTTTCCTACTCCAGACAAAGAGGAGCATGATCGCAGGCTTGCAAGCCGTCCGGGCAAAAACATTCCATGGAATGTAATGCAGGGCATGATATCCGGCTTCAAGATGCCCACAGAAGAGGAAGGCTTTGACGAAATCTGGTACGCAGATTAACTGTTGCAGTAATGCAACATACCAAAACCCAGCTTGACTGGGTTTTCTTTTGAGTGTATAATAACAATTATGAAAACATATATCACCAGTGACACCCACTGGGGGCACAAAAATATCATGAACTTTTGCCCTGTGTCACGGGCACGGTTCCGCAATGATCTTGACTACATGAACGAAGCCATGGTTAAGGAATGGAACGACTTGATTGAGCCTGAAGACTTGGTGTACATTCTAGGCGATGTGGCATTCTTGCCAGCTCAAAAGGCAGTGGAATACATGCGCCGTTGCAATGGTCGCAAGATTCTGGTACAAGGCAATCATGACCGCAAGCTGTTACAAGATGCCGACTTCCGTGGTTGCTTTGAGGAAATACACCACTACTTGGACGTGAACTACAATGGCACCAAGTGCGTGATGTTTCACTACCCTATTGCTGAATGGGACCAGATGCATCGTGGTTCAGTTCACTTTCATGGTCACCTGCACGGTGGAGAAAGTGGTATGGAAAAGTATCGTTGTAGGGACATGGGCATTGACGCAACCGGCATGATTGCTATGCTAATGGAAGATGCAATCCGTGACGCCATGCGTGGTGAGATCAAAGGGCACCACAAGTAATACTTTTGTAGTGCTTGATTTTGGTTGACCAAAAATGCCCAATTTGCTATAATATACACATAGCAAAGCAAAA